ACAACGCCTTCACAGGTGGTGCTACAGCAGGTGGCGACGGCGTTGCTTTGATCAGCACAGCTCACCCTATCGTCAGCGGTACATTCAGCAACCAATTGGCTACAGCCGCCAATCTGTCACAGACATCGCTTGAGCAGATGTTGATCCAGATTCGTCAAGCTGTGGACAACAACGGTAAGAAGATTCGTTTGGTGCCCCGCCAATTGGTGGTCGCCCCCGGCAACGTCTTCCAAGCTGAAGTTCTCCTGAAATCCGTCTTGCGCGCAGGTAATGCAAACAACGACATCAACCCTGTCAAGTCCATCGGTTTGTTGGACGAAGGCGCGGCTGTGTTGTCACGTTTGACAAATGCGTCAGCATTCTGGGTACAGACCGACGCTCCTGAAGGCATGAAGCTCATGATGCGTCGTAAGCTCGAGAAGACCATGGAAGGCGACTTCGAAACTGACTCTATGCGCTACAAAGCGACAGAGCGTTACGACGTGGGCTTCACTGATCCTCGTGCTATGTACGGCACTGCTGGCGTCTAAAACCAAGTGGGGGGTTCGCCCCCCGCGCTTTAAGGAGAAAAGACAATGGCACAAACCTATTTTGGTTCTACCCTGCGCGCTGGTTCTGGCACATTGACTGACACTGTTGATGGCGGCTTTGTCGTCATGACACAGACAGCCACTGTGACTACCGCCGCGGCAGGTACAGCTACTAGCGTTACTGAAGTCCTTCCCGCAGGTTCGCAAATCATTGACATCTTTATTGATACCATGGTTGACGAAGCTGTTGGTGGTGGCACAGCTACAGCTATTGCGGCAACAGTGGGAACAGCGGCGGCAGGTACACAATATGTATCTTCTACTGACGTCTTTGCTGGTGGTCGTTTTATTCCTACATTTACCACAGCTCAACTTGCGGCTATGGCAGATATTGGCTCAAACATCAACGTCGTCCTGACTGTTGATCCTAACGGCACGATCAGCACAACTCAAGGCGTTTATCGTCTGACGGTTGTGTATGCTCAGAAAGTCTAAGGAGCACGATCATGGGTCAATTTAAACCAATGGTCAAAATGATGACCACTGAGCCTACAGTTGAGTTAAAGCTCAAAAAAGGCGGATCCGTGAAGAAGGCTATGGGCGGAATGATGGGTGCTCCCATGGGTTCTGCTATGCCTGCTCGCGGTGGCATGATGCCTGTCGCTCGTCCTAAGCGTCCTTCAATGGCGGCACGTCGTGCGGCTATGGCTGGTGCAACGATGAAGGAAGGTGGCGAGTCTAAGGCTACGCACAAGGCTGAGATGTCGAAGATGAAGGGTCTTGAAAAAGAGCTGAAGTCTCACGAGTCCAAGCCTGCAAGCAAAGGTCATAAAGGTCTTGCTACTGGTGGTATCGCCAAGTCGACGAAGCCCGGCGGTTACGCCACGGGCGGCGTTGTCAATGGTCAAGGTGGTTACAAAAAGGGTGGCGCTATCGCTAAAGATGGCATCATCAACACCGAAGGTCAAGGCGGCAAATATCGCGACACCAAGATGGTCACAGCTACTCCTGACAACAACAGCGCCCCCACAGGCGATGTCAAGTTAGGTAATGGCGGTGGTTACAAAAAAGGCGGTGCAACAAAAAAGCACTACGCTACGGGGGGAGCTGTTAATAACAGCGGTCACGCCGTAGCATACCCTGCTAAAAAGCCATCTGCTCCTGTCAGCAATGATCGTCAATCTGGCACCTTTAAAAAGGGTGGCAGTGTGACACCAGCCCAGAAGAAAGAGCAATCTGCCTTCAAGGCTGAGAACGCAACAGCGATGAAGCAAGCGAAAGCCCAGAGCAACCTGAAGTATCAAGATGGCGGGAAAGTAACTGACCTATCCAAAGGCGCCTACGACAAATCGATTGGCCCAAGCGAGAGTGACATGGACATGGCAAAAGCCATCCGTAGCATTCCCACCAAGCTGTACGAGGGTGCGAAGAGCCTGTTTACTAGCAAGGAAAAGCCTTCTGGCTCTGTCACCAAGACTGAAAAGTCCGTGACAGTAACCCCTGCAAAGAAACGTGGTGGATCAGTTAAGTGCTGAACCTAAGTGGGGGCTTCGGCTCCCACTTTTAATTGGAGATTTAAATGTCAACATTGACAAATGTATTTGCCGAGCATAGAGATTCTACGGGCGTTATTTACGCTGGCGCGACAAACCTTGCTGGGTATCAGTTATTGACTGGTGGTACTGCTGGTGAGATCGTTTTCCGCGATGGCGGAGCGTCAGGCACTGTTCGGTTGAGAGTGAACATCTCTGCCACGCCAACCAATCCGTTCTCAACGCTGTTGCCGGGCAACGGCATCCGCTTCACAACAAACATTCACGTTACGTTGCCAACCGCGGCGGCAGTAACTATTTTCTGCGGCTAATCATGCCAAGCAAAACCGCCGCCCAACACAAATTGATGCAAATTGCAGCTCACACAAAGGGTGGCTATGGTGGTGTCCCTCAGAAGGTCGGCAAAGAGTTTGCAAAGGCTGACAAGGGTAAAGAATTTAAAGGAGGCGGATTGTATGAAAACATTCATAAAAAACGCGAAAGAATCGCTGAAGGCTCTGGGGAGAAAATGCGCAGAGTGGGTAGCGAAGGTGCGCCAACGGCTAAAGCCTTCAAGCAATCCGCCAGAACAGCCAAAATGAAGGATGGAGGGGTCAGCCTCTCCATTGGTCGCGGTGAGAAGCTACCTGCCAAACAGGGTGCTGGTTTGACCGCCAAAGGTCGTGCCAAGTACAACCGTGAGACAGGGTCAAATTTAAAGGCTCCACAACCCCAAGGAGGCTCCCGCAGAGACTCGTTTTGCGCGAGAATGGAGCCTATAGCAGAAAAGAGCGAAAAGGGTAGTCGAGCTCGTGCATCAATGCAACGGTGGAACTGCCCAAGCTGGTAAGGAACAACAATGGCGTACTCGGATACATACGGTCAAACAGTCAATGTCCAAACCCTGATTGATCATGGTGCGAGACGTGCTGGCAAACTCGCAGAAGAGCTGACCTCTGAGCAACTTGTATCCGCTCGTCAGTCCCTGAGCTTTTTGCTTCAGAACCTGATCAACATCGGAATACAGTATTTCGCCATTGATAAGATCGTTTTGGGCGCTTCTGCGAACAATTACATATACAACCTACCCGCAGGTGCAAACGACGCTCTAAACGTGCTCTATCGCAAGATGAGCCGCCCTGATTGCAGTTACTCAAGCTCCGCGGGTGGTACTGTTGCCAACGTGGGTGATAACAACGTAGATACCTACTGTCAACAAACTAGCGTAAACGGCAGTATTTCAGCCAATTTTGGGGCAAACAACCCAATTTATGCAGGCTCCATCGGTATCTTGCCCTATGTGGCAGGTGGTGGTAGCGCAACTTGGACACTGTTGTTGGAGTACTCAACTGATAATTCAACTTGGATTCCGTTGGAAAACCTTGGCACGGTGTCTGTGACTGATAACGTGTGGATTTGGACGGATATTAACCCCGGTCAATCTGTCCAGTACTACCGTGTCCGTGCCAATGGCGGAACCACCTTGGCTTTGCGTGAGTTTTACGTTGGAAATAATTCCACAGAGATCACCATGTCTCGTTTGAACCGCGACGACTACACCAACCTGCCAAACAAGAACTTCACAGCAAACCAGCCCTTCCAATTCTGGTTTGATCGCACGATTCCTCTGCCCTCGCTGTACCTGTGGCCTGTCCCTAGTGACCCATTCGTGCAGATCACGGTGTGGTACAGCAAGCAGATCATGGACGTTGGTGCTTTGACTGACGAGCTGTACATCCCAACGCGGTGGTACGAAGCAACGCTGATGATGTTGGCGCACAGGATGAGCTTGGAGTTGCCCGGGGTCGACATGCAACGCATCCAATACCTCGAAGGTCAGGCTGAGAAGTACCTGAACATGGTCGAGCAGGAAGAGCGCGACAAGTCTCCGATCTACTTTGCGCCTAATATCAGCGTGTACACAAGATAATGCCAGTCTTTCTTGATACTCGTGGCTTGTCAACTTTGTCTATTGCTATTTGCGATAGATGCAAGATGAAGCGCGCCCATGCGGAGATGCGACCAGATCCGAACTTCCCCGGTCTCCAAGTCTGTGGGCAAAACTGCGCCGATGAGAAAGATCCCTATAGACTTCCAGCCCGTAAAACTGAGAGAATAACGATCAGATTCCCACGTCCTGACGTGAGCGTTGCCGCCAATGACAACAACATTGTCACTACTCAAAACGGTATCACTGGTGGTAGCTTCATCATCTCGACCGAAGGTAATACTCAGGATCCTGAGAACAACGGTAACCTAGACCAACTGAGCCCATAATATGTCCGCACAAGTAACGATCACACAATTACCTGCCGCTGGTGCGATTACTGGTACAGAGGCAGTCCCTATTGTTCAAAACGGTCAGACCGTACAGACAACGACTGCCGCGCTTGCAGGCTCTCCGATCCAAACACAGACGTTTATCACAAAGAATCAAGAGCCAACGCTGGCAAATAGCCGAGCTTTATCTGGTGGTACTGGTATTGGTTTAGTTGATGGTGGCGCCCAATCTACCCTTCAGATCACTTTAAATGGGGTCTCAGGAAGCCTTGAGACGGCGTCTAACGGGATTATTGCCAAGTCTGGTGGAGCGGTCATAGCTCGTACGTTATCGACGTCTGGAAGCGGTATAACTGTTGCTAACGGTAGTGGTGTATCAGGTAACCCAACATTTTCACTGACTGGTGTTGTTGCCTCCGTGGCTGGTTTGTCTGGCACAGGTATGCTTGCCTTAACTGGTGGTGGAACAACAGTAGCAGGTCGAGACCTGACTGGTACGGCAAATCAGATTAACGTGGTGGATGGAAATGGGGCTTCTGGAGCTCCTACGTTCAGTATTGCGGACAACGTGGTGTTGCCCGGTACCTCTGCCATGACCATTCCCAAGGGAACCAATGGACAACAACCAGTTGGCGCTGATGGTCAGTTCCGATTTAACACGACCACCTCAACCTTTGATGGTTATGCTTCTGGATCTTGGAGACAGTTCTCACTTGCTGGTGGTGTTATTTCATTCAGTGGTGGCGCTACGGGCTTGTCCCCTGCCACAGCGACTTCAGGCGCTATTACTTTAAGCGGCATCTTGAATGTATCTAGTGGCGGTTCAGGCACATCTGAACTTACTGGGTACTTGGTTGGTAATGGTTCAAGTGCTTTTACGGCAGTTGCCACAATCCCTAATGCTGGCTTAACCAACAGCGCAATCACAATCAATGGCTCTTCTGTCAGCTTGGGTGGATCTGTCACCGTTACAGCCACGGCATCAAACGCTTTGACCATTGGCACAGGTTTGACAGGTACGTCTTACAACGGATCCTCTCCAGTCACGATTGCGATTGATTCAACTGTTGCTACATTGACTGGCACACAGACGCTCACAAACAAGACAATGAGCGGTGCAAGTAATACGTTTACAAACATTCCAAACGGTGCTTTGTCAAACAGCACCATATCAGGCGTTGCTTTAGGTTCAAACTTATTTGCACTCACTATTGGCACTGGTTTGACTGGAACTACATATAACGGTTCTGGTGCTGTGACGATTGGAATTGATGCAACAGTTGCGACGTTGACTGGTACTCAAACTCTGACAAACAAGACGATCAGTGGCGCAAGCAATACCCTGTCAAACATTGGCAACGCAAGCTTGACAAACAGTCAAATTACGCTTGGTACAACCAACATTGCTCTTGGTGGTACATCACTTACCCCTGCTGGATTGACCAGCGTAACGGTGACTCAGAACCCAGTTGCGGCGCTTGACTTGGCGACCAAACAATATGTGGACACTTTGGTTTCTTCTGGAATTACCTTCCACGCTCCAGTCAAGTATGAAGTGCCATCAGGCAACTTGACTGCTACTTACAACAACGGTGCGGCTGGTGTTGGTGCTACGCTGACCAATGCAGGTTCTTTGGTTGCGTTCACTCCAGATGGTACGGTTGCTTCAGTTGCTGACCGCATTTTGATTTACAACCAAACCAACCAAGCGGAGAACGGCGTCTACGTTGTGACGACGGTTGGTAGTGGTGCTGTTGCATGGGTGCTGACTCGTGCGTCTGATGCCGATACCTACGCACTGAAGAGTCCAAATGGTTTGGGTGAGGGAGATGCGTTCTTTATTACGTCAGGAGCAACAGGCGCTGGCGAGACTTACGTCTGCAACACTGTTGGCGTAATTACCTTTGGCACGACTGCAATTACTTTTGCGCAGATTTCAGCCGCTCAGATCTATTCTGCTGGAACTGGTCTAACGCTAACAGGAACGCAGTTCAGCATCTCCAACACTGCTGTAACTGCTGGCGCCTATGGATCTGCAACTCAGGTTGGTACGTTCACAGTCAACGCGCAGGGTCAACTGACTCTTGCTGGAAACACGACGGTGACTCCAGCGGTAGGTTCTATTACTGGTCTGGGTGCTGGTGTTGCAACTTTCTTGGCGACACCGTCCTCAGCTAATTTAGCGGCGGCAGTAACAGATGAAACTGGTACAGGCGCCTTGGTCTTTGCGACCAGCCCAACATTGGTGACTCCTGCACTTGGCACACCATCTTCGGCTACTCTGACAAACGCTACAGGCTTACCACTGACAACTGGTGTGACTGGTACGCTCCCAATTGCAAACGGTGGTACAAACTCTACGGATACACCGACTGCTGGTGGCGCGGTTTACGGTACAGGTACTGCATTTGCGTTCACAGCGGCAGGAACGGCTGGACAGGTATTAACATCAGCGGGTACAGGCACACCAACTTGGTCTGGTATCTCTGGCGGAACTTTCTAAGGAAAAGAAAATGGCGGCTACAGGCTTCACCCCAATATCGCTGTACTACAGCACGACGGCTTCTGCTGTTCCTCTTAATACTAACCTTGCAAATGGTGAGTTAGGTCTTAACATCGCTGACATGAAGCTGTATGCAAAGAACAGCGCAGGTACTGTTACGTTGTTAGCATCTTCATCTGGCGCAACTGGTACTGTTTCTAGCGTTGCCGTATCAGGTGGCTCAACAGGTTTAACCACTTCGGGTGGCCCAATCACCACGTCTGGAACAATCACGCTTGCAGGAACATTGGCTACTGCCAATGGCGGTACAAACTTAACATCATTCACATCAGGCGGTGTGGTTTACGCATCTAGTTCTAGTGCATTGGCTACTGGCTCTGCGCTTACTTTTGATGGGACTAATTTAGGTGTTGGTGGTAGCGCAACACAAACATCGTCAGGTAGAACAGTTATATCTGCAAATGGTTCTTCAGCCGCATTGATAAATTTGAATGTTGCTGGAACTTCAAAAGCATATTGGTTTTTCGATGGTTCAAATACAACTTTTGCGACTACATCAGGATATTTAACAATTGACCCCGCTTCAACAACTACTATTTTTAGTATTGCAGGAACGGAACAAATGCGAATCAATACAACAGGGTTGGGTATTGGTACAAGTTCGCCTACATACAAAGTTGATGTTTCTGTAACAGGCAACAATGGTATTCGCACCACATCAAGCGCAGGGCAACAACTTTATTTAGGCAATACAGGCGGTGATGCTGTTGTTGGGACGTTGAATAGTTATGCGTCAAACTTAATAACCAATGGTTTAATACGATTCCAAGTTGGTACAGCAGGACAATTCGGCATTGGTGGCGCAACTTACGGCTCAAGTGGTCAAGTACTAACATCAGGCGGCGCAAGTGCGGCACCAACATGGTCTACACCGTCAGGCATTTCAACAGGCAAATCCATCGCAATGGCGATGATCTTCGGTTTCTAAGGAGCTATACATGGCAAATCCAAATATCGTAGCTGTAACGAAAATTTACGGCACGACCACTTATTTTGCACCAACAGGTACGACTGCTGTTGTGCTTTTGGCTAATGCGGCATCTTCTGGCAAGGTCTTCAAGATCAACCAGATTGTGTGCGCAAACGTCAACGGAACTTCGGCTGTTGATGCTACCGTCTCGATCTACAACAATGCAACGGTAACCACGCAAGGATCTGCTCCTAGCGGCGGTACAGCGTTTCCTGTTGTTTCTACAGTGTCAGTTCCTGCTGATGCTTCTTTGATTGCCGTAGATAAGACGACAGCCATTTACTTGATGGAAGGCACATCAATTACTGTGACTTCTGGAACGGCAAACGGCATCGCTTTTAGCATCAGCTACGAAGACATTACTGATCAACCATAAGGAGTAACGCCATGTCCATGCGTTACCAAGCTGGTTTTCTTACAGCCCTCAATGGTCAGTTACTAGCGCCAAACGCGCCTACGATTGGTACAGCCACTGCTGGCGATGCTTCTGCATCTGTGACGTTTACTGCGCCAGCTAACGTAGGTGGCGGTGCTATTACTGGCTACATAGTGACCTCGTCCCCCGCAGGAATTACTGGCTCAGGCGCATCTTCGCCTATCACCGTAAGTGGTCTGACAAACGGAACGGCGTACACGTTCACCGTGACAGCCACAAATGCATTCGGAACAAGTCCTTCTAGCGCGTCAAGCAATTCAGTAACTCCAACCGTTACGATTACTTTGCAAGTTGCTTACACCACAGCAGGAACTTACACATGGGTTGCACCTTCTGGTCTCAGTCCAGCATCAGTGTCTGTCGTCTGCGTAGGCGGTGGTGGTGGTACTAACTATAGCGGTGGTGGTGGCGGCGGACTTGGATATAAGAATGGCTACGGCGTTACCGCTGGGAATTCCTACACGGTGGTTGTTGGCGTTGGTGGGCAAGGCCCATCTTCCAATCCAAGCGATACAGCGACTTCTGGCGGAGACTCTTATTTCATAAGTACCGCCGTGGTCAAAGGCGGTGGTGGTCAGCGCGGTAGATTCTTCAACAATGGAGGTGATTCTTCCAGTGGGGCAGGCGGAACCTACACAGGCGACGGTGGAGCCTCTGGTGGAGCTGGTGGCCCTGCTTACCAATATTATGGCGGCGCGGCAGGTGGTGGCGCGGCTGGATATACCGCAGGCGGTGGTGATGGCGCACAAGTTCAAGCTGGTGCAAACTACGCTGGTGCTAATGGCAACGGTGGTGGTGGTGGTGGCGGAGGTAGTGACGGAAACTACGGTGGCGGTGGTGGAGGGGGTGTAGGTATCCTTGGCGCTGGATCTAGTGGTGTAGGTGGCGCGGCAGGTACTGCTGGGGGGCTCCCGGGGTACTGCGGCACGGCAGGCTCTGGCGGAACCCCTTCTACTTCTACCAGAACAATGGTAGGCGGTAACTACGGAGGTGGTGGATCTACATACGACCCAGTCACTCGACCTTATGCGCCATCAGGCGCTGTCAGGATCATTTGGTCTTTAACAGGTGTAACTCGTTCATTCCCATCAACAAACACAGGTAATTTGTAATGGAACTGTACATTCGTATTATTGACGGACAGCCTTATGAACATCCAATTCATGGGGAAAATTTTCGTTTAGCTTTTCCTGACATTGACACCAACAACTTGCCACCAGAGTTTGCAAGGTTTGTTCGTGTTGAACCTCCGCGTCTAGGCGTGTACGAGAAGAACCAAACCGTAACCTATCAGTTGGTTGATGGTGTCTACACTGACGTGTTCTCTTGTGAGCAAATGACTGCTGAGGAAATAAAAGCCAAACAAGATGAGGTTAAATCTTCTTGGGAAGGATCTCCACTTGTGTCTTGGACGTTTAACGAAGAGATTTGCCATTTTTCCGCCCCAGTACCTTACCCTCAAAACGGTAAGCGCCATGTTTGGGATGAACCAACACTGTCATGGATTGAGGTGAGCAATGCCTAATTACACAGGTATATGGACGAGAACACAGCAGATGCAGTTGGCTGGCGTCGGGAACTGGCCCGGCGCGGGGGGCAGTACCGTTACCCCATCTGTTGAGTACCTTGTTGTTGCTGGTGGCGGCTCAGGTGGTAGTAGAAACGGCGGCGGAGGCGGAGGCGCAGGCGGTTATCGCACGGCAACTGGTCTTGCTGTTACTAGCGGCACTTCTTACACTGTCACGGTAGGCGCTGGCGGAGCTGGTGTTTCTGGTAATTCAACTCTTGGAAACAATGGTACTGATTCAGTATTTGCTTCAATCACTTCCACTGGCGGAGGTGGAGGCGGTAATGGCGTCCCATCAGAAGCCGCTGGAAGATCTGGCGGTTCAGGCGGTGGTGGCGGTGGTGGTGATGGTAGTGGTGGTTCTTACGGCGCTGGCACAGCAGGTCAAGGAAACAACGGAGGAACCGCTTTTGCTTATAGTTCACACGCCAACGGTGCGGGTGGAGGCGGTGCAGGAGCTGTTGGCTCCAATGGTAGTTCTGGTGGTAACTATTATGGTGGCTCTGGTGGTGTTGGATTAGCAAGCTCAATTAGTGGCTCGTCAACTTATTACGCTGGCGGTGGTGGTGGTGGCTGTGGAGGCTCTACCATCAATTCTGGTGGCAACGGTGGTGGCGGTAACGGTGGTACTGACCCAAGCCCCTATGGTAGCAACGTAGCGCCAACGAGTGGCACGGCTAATACTGGTGGTGGCGGTGGAGGAAACCCCGGCTACAACACGGGATACACATCAGGCAACGGTGGCTCAGGTATCGTTATCATTCGTTATGCCGATACATATCCAGCCGCGGCATCTACTACAGGTTCGCCGACGGTCACAGTGGCTGGTGGTTATCGCGTGTACCAATGGACTGGTAACGGCTCAATAACATTCTGAAGAATTTAACATGGCTCACTTTGCTAAATTAGATGAAAACAACATTGTGTTAGAAGTCAATGTTGTGCATAACAGCTATTTGATTGCTGACGATGGAAAAGAGTATGAGTCAAGAGGTATTGCGTATTTGACCAATTGGTCACGCGGTTACCCTAACTGGAAGCAAACCAGTTACAACGGAACAATTAGAAAAAATTATGCAGGGCTTGGGTTCAAGTATGACGCGGAACGTGATGCTTTTATCCCACCACAGCCGTACGCATCTTGGACTTTGGATGAACATACTTGTTTATGGATTGCTCCCACGCCACAACCAACTGATGACAAACGCTACACTTGGGATGAGCCAACACTTTCTTGGATTGAGGTAACAAATGTCTGAACAGTACTCAGGTGGTATTATCACCAAGACCCCAGTTACGCCCAGTGGCCCGTACGAGACCAGCACGGCATCAGGTATCTGGACGCTTACTCAGCAGGCTTATTGGCAGAAGCAGGGGCTTTGGCCTACCGCTGGTAACGTAGCCCCTAGCGCTGATGCGCAATTTAACTACGTCACTATGCTCTTGCATGGAGATGGTACTAACGGAGCACAGAACAACACGTTCTTGGATAGCGGCCCTAACACGCTGACAATGACTCGCGTCAATACTCCGACGCAGGGGGCTTTTGGGCCTTTCGGTTCTAACTGGTCAAATTACTTTGGCGGGTCTGCTGGAGACAAATTGAGTGCGGCAAATAATGCCGCATTTGCATTAGGTTCTGGTGACTTCACTGTTGAGTCTTGGTTCTTTTTGAACAACACATCAAGCGCTATGTGTATGTTTGAGAACCGCCCAAGTAATACGGCTCTTGGCATCAATATGTTTGTTAACTATTCTGCGGCTGGACAAGTGCAGTATAGAGATTCATCTGGTGCGCCTATTTCATCATCCATTACAGTGACTGCTGGAACATGGAACCATTACGCTTTGGTCAGAAGCGGTTCTACAGTTACGCTTTGGATCAATGGTCAAAGCGGCGGAACAGTTACAAAAACAACCAATTTTACAAACACAACTTGCGTTCTTGCACAAGACCAAGGTGGTGGGTTTAACTTTGGTGGGTATCTTAGTAATTTTAGGATTGTCAAAGGCACAGCGGTTTATACCAGCGCCTTTACGCCTTCAACGACGCCATTAACGGCAATCTCAGGCACATCAATTTTGACTTGCCAAAGCAATTGCTACAAAGACAGTAGTTCTAACAACTTTCCGATAACCCAGACGGGTACTGTGAGTGTGCAACGATTCAACCCATTTGGCACTTCTACAGCTT